ATATTCGTGTTAATGTGGGCAGTGGCCTTTCCGATGCTGATCGTGATGAATATTGGCATTCCCGAGATGACCTACTTGGCCGAGTGGTTGAGGTTGCGGCAGATGCTGTTACTCAAAATCAAGATGGCAGTTACAGCCTGAGGTTTCCTAGATTTGTCCGCTTCCGTGGATTTGAACAAGGAGAAAAACTGTGATGTTTGAACAATATGTAAAACTGTTTCACCTCGATTGGATAGAACCTTGGATGGTCGAGGCCTTGGCCATCATGTTTGGGGCTCTATTGTTGGGCTTGGTAGTGGGCAAAACCATGGATTTTTTAAATGGAGATCAACAATGATACACCCTAGAGAATGGATCCATTACATCCGTTGGCGCATTGAAAAAGCCTTAAAACGTATTCGTCAGTTTGTGGCATGAAAACACAACACGACTATTGGCAAGAGGCTCATGATCAAGTCATGGCTGAAATGAAAAAACATTTAGCGTGGCAGACAACCCCAGATTCAAGTTGCCCATGAACAACATAACCTGCATGGCCGGCGGTGAAGAAATGTTGCGAATCAGCACAGAAGGATTTTGGGTGCGGGGTATCCGAGTCGAACAGGATGACAAAGAAGCAGAAACTGTGTATAATGCATTTAAGTCCTGGATGAGCTGGGCACAGTTAAACAAAGATTATCGGTAAGGAAACGCAATGGCAACCAAAGAAGAAAAGCAACAACTCATAGACACATTGAAGTTCACTCCAAGAACCTACAAGATTTCAATGTGGGGCTATGGTGGCGAAAAGGTCATGGGCACAGTGGATCCCAAGGTCTGGGACTATTGCATGGAGCACCAAGTCAACTTGGTTGACATAGCCTGGAGCGATGAAGGCACTGTGCAGGATGACATGGGCCTGGACCTGGACCAGTTGCCATTCTATCCCGGACAGTGGTACGAATGCGATGGTATGGCACACACCAACGGTGTGAGCCGCAACGCTGGGACCATACAGATCTTAGACGAAAAAGATGAAACTGTGTTTGAAAAAAGTTTTGATGACTGCGACGGCAGTGAAGACAGTCCGCAGTGGTCATGCCAGGACGAAGTCTGGGCTGGCATGCGCAAAAAAGGTGAAGTGGTATTCATTGGTAGCAGTAACGAAAAAGGCACATTCTTCGAAGGTGAACTAGAACTTACTGCACCATTTGACATTGAAAAACTAGAATTGTACTACGATGAAGTAGACGGTGAAGAGTTGGTCAACTGTGTGTATTACGATGGTGAAGAGATTGAAAACTATGGTGGTAGTACCGACGGTAAGAGCAGTGACATGGACATGGTGCGTATAACAGATGATCAAGGCAACTGGGAAAAGTATGAACCAGAGGAAAAAGACTGGGGTCATCCCGAATACGGTACCAGCCCAAGCACCTGGGAACAGTCTGAAACATTTAAGTTCAAGAAACAACGGCCCACAATACCTGGATACTATAGTTGCAACTATGGACATGGCAGCACCTATGGTAGCCTGTATTGGGATGGTAACAACTTTGGTGATTGGGAATACGGCAAGTTCCATGCCAAACCCAACGACGGCATAGTGTCTTGGTCAGGATATAACTGGGATACCTCATCCTGGAGCAATCAACCACCTGAGCCGGTAGATGTGGTCTGTGACAACAAAGCGTGTGGTTGGGTAGGTATGGGTTCAGACCGCCGCACCGATGATGACTATAATGATCATTGCCCCGAGTGTGATGGCACAGAGTTTAGCTGGATTGATTACGATCCAGACACCAAAGAAGGTCGTGCCAACCGTGCAAAGTATTGTAAGCCATGGGATCCAGCGGTGTCAATGGACCGGATTGTCAAAGCGTTTCCTGTAACTGAAGAGGAGACAGCATAATGGCATGGCCCTATGGACCCGATGAAGATGTAGCAGTAGCAGAACCAGCCACAGAATCAAAATCACGCTGGTGGACTGTTAGGACCTATTATAAAAAGTCTTGTGAACAACACGAATACTTCACACATGATGATTATGCAGGATCGATTGTGGTCAAAGACGGATTCCGTTCGTGTGAATACAATGTAGAAACCAACGATGGCGAGTTTCCTAAGTTTGAGTTTACTAGTTGCCCAGGCGGCAGTGCAGATCTAGACAGCATTGATCTAAATAGTTGCCATGGTACCAACATTGAAACCACAGAACTTGTTGAAATGTTTGATGGCGGTTGCTGGGGCGAAACAGAATTTCCAGAAGACATGTCTGAAGAAGAACGTGAGCGTTTGCAAGAAGTCATTGACGAAAATGGCAGTTATACACTAGAAGACGAAGAAGGTTGGTCGCTCAGTGAAACTGAAGTATGGGTGTGGGGACCACTTGAAGTTACTGACGACGAAGGCAACACTCGTATTATTATCGCGGATGCCGATGGTAACATGATTGATTTTGAAGAGGAAGACAACGAATGATGGCAAAACCCGATACGGTAGGACAATGTGGATGCGGACGTAGCCCCACTGGCAAGTGTTGTGGCTGGCATGCACTCACGGAAGATGCCTACAAACAAAAATTAGCCGAGTATGAAGAGGCTCAATTACAGATAAAACGACAGGATGAACTAGAAGCCTATCGTGATCAGGCCATGAGCCTATGGTTCGACAATGGTGGTAGTTGTACTGGAGCCAAGGGCTCGGGCACACCCAATATCAACTAAGGAGCCACCACAATGACTTTTACAGAGATTTTACACGAAATACATGTGTGGTCCATCATGTTCGTAGAAATGATCCGTTATTATATTTCATAAAGGAGAAACGATGAATACCTATGCAAGTGTAAGTGATATCAACAACCGAATGATTTCGGTCTACAACAACATGTTCTTGGCCGTGGTCAACAGCATGTTGGTCAGTTTATTAGTGGCATCTAGCCCAGCCTTGATGACATTTCTTTTCACCGGCATCATGAAGTGGGTGGTGATTTTTGCACCGCTTGTGATGATTTTAGCCATGACCTGGATCATGGAAAAAGCCACCTACGGTGAAGCCAGAGCTATGCTACACATCTTTGCCGCACTCATGGGTTTGAGCATGAGTACCATCTTTGTGGTTTACACCACTGCCAGTATCGTGAGTGCATTCTTTGGAGCCGCAGTGTTGTTTGGCACCATGAGTCTATGGGGATACTTCACAAAGAAAAGTTTGGAAGGGTGGGGCAGTTTCTTGATGGTAGGACTTATTGCTGTTGTGATTACCAGCATTGTCAACGTGTTTATCGGCAGTAGCACCCTGGCCATGGTTGTAAGTGCAGTGGCCATTATAGTGTTCTTGGGACTCACTGCCTATGACACACAACGCATCCGTACTGAAGTTTCGGTCTTGGAACCAGATTCAAAGGCCGAGATCCTGGGAGCTTTGAGTCTGTACATGAACTTCATCAATATTTTTGTCAGCCTGTTGCAACTGTTTGGCGGCCGCAATGATGACTAAATTTAGAGTTTGGTTGGCCAGGAAAATATTAGGCAACCATTGCTCTTGCTATAAAATGGGATATCATGTATTATGTGATTATCGCAAACATTCGATAGGTAAACAACGTGAATCCCATTAACATTCTAACCACAACCATTGATAATCTCTGGTGGTGGACCTATGGTATCATAGCAGGTTGGGGCCTAACCTTCACTTTGGTAGTGGTAGCCTTGATTATCTTGTTGATCAGGACTATTAATCTACAACGCAGAGTAGATAGATTAGAAAATCGTATTATAACCAATGAACGTGAGTTCAATCTATTCAGTAAAACATGGCCGGGCAAGAAATCGTAGACACACACAAGTGCAGTGTATGTAGTTGCGACTACACTGACGACGAGGGCGGAATCCAAGGATACTTTGGTATATTGCCTGTGAGTTTTTGTCCCACCTGCTTTTCATGCATGTGTGACATGGCCAGCCAGTTCATTGAACCCGAAGAATCCCAATAAATATTAGATTATGTGGTTTGGTATACTAACACTCGCAACTGCCCTGATCATTTCGATCAGTGCTGCCTACTATTCAATTCTTGGTCTCACAGCCATATTTGCCGCGGCTTTTTGGCCTATCGTGATCCTTGGTAGCAGTCTGGAAGTGGGTAAGGTTGTGTCGACCCTGTGGTTACACAAGTATTGGAATCGTGCTGAACTACAATACAAGGTGTATCTATGTAGTGCTGTGGCCATTCTCATGCTTCTTACCAGCATGGG